CGCCACGCCCGCCGGGTGGGAACCATAACCCAACAAGGTAACCCTGCGGCCCCACAGGTGTGTATGACCGTATTGCACCCTGATATAGTCAGGTCAGCGGCGGCGAGTGCTGCTAACGTATGGTCATATTCTGTTTCCTGGGCAGCATCCAAATGATGCAAAGGTAGTCCAGTGTCCTCTCTGAAACGCTCTACCTTATCTTTTGCCCAAGGGTGATATTGCATTGAAAACCAAGTGCCGTCTTGGCCAATTAACTCTTTAAACCAATTCAGTTTCAATGTCCGATATTTGGTATTGGTCTTCGGTGCGCCTCCTGCCCATGACAGGCAGACATACGGACCCGGACCTTTTGCTTCCATTTCAGCCCGGTACTTCTTGACTAATTCTGGATCTGGTTTGATATACGGTGTCCTGTCAAACTCTCCATCTTTCCAATAAAGTGCAGCCAGAGACATGACAGCTATCTTGTAGTCAATTTTGAAGTCTTCTGGCCATGTGACCTTCTCCTTCTTTGCGGTCGGGAAGATATGCTCTATCCATGGGAAAGACCGTCTGTACATGGCTTCAAGCCTCGGATGGCATTCAAGTACAACATTAACTCCATCGAGACCTTCAAGTCTTCTAAGCATATTGGCTGCAAGTAGTCTGTCTCCCAGTCCTTGCTCATCCCATAGTGCAACTGTACCTTTAGACTTTCCATCCCACCAGGGTGGGTCTGGGTCGAATACCCGGTACTTCCGCTCGTTACAGAAGAAGCCGGAGTCGTATAATTCAAAACCATGCTCCCAGTCTTGTTTCTCTAAGCATAATAGTCCTCCATTCCACTTCGGTTTAGGGTGGGCTGGATCCATCATGATAGCTTTGTCAGCCCACTGCATCCCCTCTTCAGGGTTATTCTCGTTAATAAAGCATGCAGCCATATTGTTGTAGGTCTCTGCTTTCTCCTCGCCCATCATGGACTTCATGAAACAGTCCTTAGCCTGCTCCAGCATATGCATTGTGCGATAACATACGCCAAGGTTAGACCAGAGGTTAGGATGTGCTGGCCAATAGGATAGAGAGCGTTTGAAGAATTGCAGGGCTACGCCTGGCTGGGATATCTGAAGATAAGCAGTGCCTATCTGAAAGAGTATTTCGGGGTCTTCCGGGGCTTCATTTAAGACATTAATGTAGCCATCAATACACTCCATGATAGCTTGGACATCTTGCTTTTCTTCAAAGTTAAGCTGAATTTCCTTCAGCCTGTCAACGATATTTGTGACTAATTCCATAGCGGCTCCTCTTTAATTAAAAGGCATACCAGCAGCGTTAATGCCGGTATGCCTCGGGTTAAGGTCAAATAACCAAGTTACCCACCACGCTTATGCTTCAGGTATTCAACAATAACAACAACATCACAAGATGCCGTGCCTGTGCCCACATTTGATGTGAATGACAGAAACATATTTGCCGAAGCAGTGATACGTTTACCAAAGTCTTTACCGATGTTAGAAACAACATTAGTGCCGACAGTGGACGATTGAATAAACTGGAAAACACCAGCGGAAGGGATGGTTAGACCACCAATTGTTGCGAAGACAGATACATGCTCTCCACCAGTACCATAACCATCGTTGGACATGTACATATTCACGCCAACCACTTCTGCGCCAGCAGGAAGTGCGGTCAAAGCAACAGTTTGTGAGCCAGAAGCAGTACCAGCAATACCAAACTTACATATCTGGGCGTTTAACCCAGCATGAATGGCAGGCGCAGGACCGGAGGTCATCGCATCAGCAGTTAGATGTGTCATATGATTCTCCTCTTATCGTTGCGCAGCGGCTGTTGCGGCTGCCGAATGCGCCGTTGAAACGGCTATAGTCGCAAAGTCTCTACTGTTGTAAATGGACTTCTTCAGTCCGGCAATACAGCCACTCGATACACCGAGTTGGTTGCCGTAATCAAAAAGTTCTTCTGTCCAGGACATTCGGTTTTTACTGTACCCTCTACCAAAAGCCAAACAAGCTGTCTGGGCTCCGCAGAATATCGCACGGTTACCGGTGTTTGCACCAGTACCTGTGGTTATCAACGGAAGACGGAAGGTCTCATGCAAAATAGTGCCGTTATAGACACCTAAAGCACCCGAGAAAATTGGGTTCTTATTTACATCGCCTCCACCGGCCAACACCTGTTTCTGAATGTCTTGCCACTCGGCAGTAGCTGTTGACCGTCTAAGGTCAAAGTGCTGCTCAGGTGAGAGAAACATTACAAATTGATGTTTACCAGGTTCTTGCTGGTTGTTTAAGGGACGAATTACTGGGGTTAATGTTCGTGCTGCAAGCACTGCTTCATCAATTAATGACAGCGTAAACGTCTGTGACGCATTGGCTGACAGGTTAGATTCTGCGGTTGCGACTCCAGCCATAATTCTATGGGCTGAGTCAGGGCTTGTAGCTGCCTGGTTACCGGTAAAGCGTGTGTCAGACTGAGCGGCATTGCCAGATATCTGGTTAAAAAACCAAGTATCAAAGCGGTCTGCCCACCAGTCTTGTAGACCCATGCGGGCCTCTTCACGGACGGAGAACGGTACACGTTGTTCAGACATCTTACCGCCAGAACGCACAGCGTGGCGCAATTGGTCGATGTTGATATTGTCTGTGTGTGTTACCAAAGCTTCCTCATTGCCTTCCAGAGTATTATCACCCTGTTGGCCAGCACCAGTTAATTGCATGCGGAGGATACTTCTAATACGATCACCTTCATTCTTACTCAAGTCATCTTTAATCTGACAAAGAGAGTTAGAATCAGTACCACAAAAACGACCAGTAAAAGCCATTTTAAGGGCTTCATGCATGGTCTTTCTTGACCAGAGTTTGACAGCTTCAGCATCGTTTACACCATATTCGGTGTTTGCCATGCGATAACTCCTAACGGCTTATGCCGTATTTAATAAATGGACAAGTTTTTAGCTGTACGTTGCTAACGAGGTGAGTTTGACGTTCTCCAACGACCGTGAGTTTGACGCTCTCCAGCGTAATTTTACGCCTTCCGGCGAAGCTTTAAGTCTTCCGACTTAAAAAAAGGGAGGACAGGGGGTATCCTCCCTAAAGCACATATAAAGAAAACAACTTTCAATTAACACTATAGACGAATGAAGTCATGTGTCAATGTCTTTTAGGCACGACCTCATCATCCCAGTGTTTATCAAATTCAGCATCTGACATCTTCTCAATAGCTTTTAATGCCGAAGACTCCTCTGCTGCTCCACCGGTAAGGGACTGTGCAGCCTGTGCGCCAGCGGCAAGTCTTTCGACTTTCTGGTCTGATGTCTCTCCGGATGCAGCTTCGCCTGGTTTATATCCCCAGGAAGTGACCAGGTTGGATACCATCTGTCCAGGGTTGACCCCTTGCTGTAAGGCTGACAGACCCAATTGGAAGCACTCATTCTGAAAGGCTTGCTCATGTTGCTCTTTCGGGTAACCAAGGGCGGCATACTCTTTCATACGATGCTCTTTGGCAAACTCCATCTTATTGATATAGTCAGGGTCTGTTTCACGATGCTGATCGACTTGTGTGCCAATGGCGGCTGAGATACGGACATATTCGTCCTGCTGCTCCTTTTGCTCGGCAGCACTATCAAGACGTTGAGTTATCTCTTCCTGCCGCTCCTTGAGGTATTCTGCCGGGTTTGCTTCATATTGTTGGGTGGCCTGCACTTCTGCCGCATGTTTACTCTGCTCTTCTTCGGCTTGCTTGTCTTTTCTGTATGCATCGAGTGGACCTTTTAATTCATTGAAGTTGGTTGTCATTTCCTGGAGTTGTGCCTCCATGGACTGACGTTTCCCACGCTCCTCCTTCATGGCGATCTTCATATTCTCGTACTTGCTCTGCTCTGTTTCAGGCGGGGTTTCAGCTTCTGCAGCTATATCGACCGCAGGCTTATCCCCATCCTCTTCTACTGGAGTTTCAGGAAGATCGGGTGGGTTTTCTGCACTGACAGGCGGTGGCGCATCGTCAGCAAAAGGTTCTGACAAAGGGTCTGGGTTATTCATTGGTTCCTCCGGTTTTGTTTAGTGGCGTTTATCTAGGTTTTGAGGAAGAGACTCAGTTTTAGCATGTTTACCTTTCGGTTCATTCTTGGACTGCGTTTCTCCATCGGACTTTCTATTCCCGCCTTGTGGGGCGTTTTCTGTGGATTGCTTTACGTTTTTACCATCAGCCATCTTTGTTACCTCCGGCTTTGTGTTTAGCAGCTTCAGACTGCAGTTTAGCCACTTCTAAGTCAGTGACATTCTCGTGGACAGTGACCTGGGCTTTCATGCCCATTTCCTGTTGTTTTAACTCTAATTCGATTGCTTTAAGGCGCAACTCTTCCTGTTTGATAGCAGCATCTAACTGCATTTCCTGTATCTGGATAGCATGCTTTTGCTCTTCTGCCATGGCAACTCGCTCTTGTTTCTGTGCGTCTGCCTGCATCTTCATCTCATCCTGCTTGGCTTTCAATTCAGCCTGCTTCATCTGCGACTGTATTTTCATCTGCTCAAGCTGGACTTTTGGATCAGGAGCCTCTTCTTTCGGTGCAAGTGCCTGCTTCCACTTCTCAATGAGAGTATTCGGGAAAGGCATGTATTCAACGATGTCAGGCGGGATAGGTACATTGGCCTGTGCCAGTGTCGGGGCAAGTTGCATCATTATTCTAAGCACTTCCTGCCTCTGGTTTGGACTATTGGATACTTCATCGACAATAACGTCATAAGTGATAGTGTCATCGATAATAAGGGGCTGTTGTCTCTGTTGGCCGTCATCACCGGTTATCCGAATAAGTCTTCCGTCCGAGATAAACTTCTTCATCATGTCGAAAATGATGGGACCACGCTCCCTTGTGTGTCTGTGTTTAGCAGAGAATAGTGGCGCAAGGATAGTCAGACCTGCCTCTTTGCGGGACTCTTCCAGGACTCCAGGCTGGTTTCTGTCAGCCATTCCTATCATCTCTGGATTCATGCCGGATGTGTTTGGTACAGCATCGATGGCATAGTTCATCAGCCTATCGAGACCTGTTGGGAATACACCGGCATCTCTTTCTTGAATACCTGCCATGCCGCCACGGTTAAGTTTTATCATAGCGTCTGGTTTATTCCAATCTTCCTCTGCCTGCCTTGGGTCAGCCAAAGCAGTAGTCTCGACAAATGCCCCACCCTTTCTGTTTGAAGCAAGGATATACATGATGTCTGAGAAGAATTTATTGGAGAATTTCTGCGGGTCTTTGACTGCCCTGCCTATGCCGTACCATTGTTTCTTGTTTCTATCCCTCTTGGCGCACATTGCACGAAGCGTAAAGCCTTTATTGGAAGGTGCTTCGTTTTCCTGAATAACCTGATCACCTGTCACATAAGTGTCATAATAATGACGCTCTGTACCTGGGACATACTTGATACCCATTTGGTCAAAACCGTCTTTAAGCTTACCGAATTTAGCAGCGGAAAGGGTCACCAGTTGTCCTGATTGTGGGTCAGATACTCTGTATACCTTCTTATCGAGATACCACTGACAACGTAATATCAGATATGCTTCAGGTTCCGGATAACCAACTCCGCTCTGGTCATTCTCATATTTCCATGCATTGGTTGCATTATGGGGCTCAACTCGATGCTCATCTTCATTAGACCAGTCAGGCGTGACATCCTTAATTCTTGGCCATCTCTTCTCAGCATCTCTCCTTTCATAGCGTTTGGCATGGATAACATAGGTAGCATCGCCAAGATTGCGCTTCCTGGCATTAACATCCCAATACATCTCCATTGGATCTATTCGCTCTGCAGTTATCAATTGACCTTCCGGGTCAATCTTGTAGTCCATCCTGGACTCAGTCCAACCCATACCACAAGTTATCATGTCATCAAAGGCATCTAACTCTTCGTCATTGGCACAGCATAGGTCATCTGCCCATCGGACAGCTTCATTCAAAAGGCCTGCCTGGGCGAGGTCATCATTGCCCCGGGGAAGGAAACGCATCTCCTTTTTGTTATTGGCGGCATAACCAATAATCGAGTCGAAGTATGGACCTACCCGATTCATTACAATCGGAATACGCCTCTTCTCATTCAACTCAGCAATTTCTGTCTCCGTCCACTGGTTACCAGCACGGAGGTCAAACATCTCCTTGGCCTCATCACGCCACTTTTTACTATCGTCTCTACATCCCTGATACCAACTCTGTATGGTTTGTCCGTCAATTTTGTTCTCTTCTTGTGCCATTATGTTACTCCACTATCTTAATCTTACTCTCATCGAACATGACTATATTGTGTGTTCCTTCACCAGCTTTTCTACTGCCTTGGTCAAAGTATTTTATGCCGGGGATTCCATACTGGTTTAATAATTGTGATCCAGCACCTTCGGTATTCCTTCCTGCTAAACCCTCAATTCTGTCATAGATATGTCTCCCTTCCATATATTGAAATGGGCGTGGCAATTGGCTATGTTTAGCGATTGCCTCCACGCCCATATTACCTGGGTTGTCTGTAATAATTTTATTAACAGCCTCCCTCACCTTCTCAGGCTGCTCACTCAATGGCGCATCCCAATCCAACAAATCCTCTTTATTTACATCTAACTCCACGTTGTATAACCCTTGCTCATGTGCGTCAAATATTGGAGTTAGTTCGTTATCAATAACCTCTCTCATTCTCTCAACACTGTCAGACTCGTATCCATTGTCCACAGTAAATCTTGATTTTATTTGTGATGGGTTTTTTCGTGAAAACATTGCGGCCTCGTATACTGAGGCTGCATCGTAGTCTTCTGAATTAACGGCGCGATTATATTGCTCCATTAAATTTTCTTCATACTCTGTATTTCTTGGTGAATATGCTTTTGCTACATCCTCGCTCTCAGCAAAGTAAAGTCCATGCCCGTATGCTTGCGCTCCCTCACCCGTTCCTATCTTGTCCATACTGAATTTATCAAACTTGTGTGGGCTACCGTGAAAACCTTTTACCATTGCTCCTAGTCCTAGCAGAGGCTCCAGCCCTAACTTGCCACCCTTGAGGATTGTTCCTGGTCCTGGAGTGTCAAGGGATGCCATCAGAAAATCTGTATATCCTTGTTTCTGACCTCTAGCCAGTTTGTCGGCATAGCTTGCTACTCCCCCTCCAATGATGTTTCCGAGGAAATTATCCTTTATCGATTGTGCGGCGTTGTAGAGTAATTCATGTTTAATCGGCGTAGCTTCACCTGATGAACGAGAAGGCATGTTTTCCAGCATCTCTTCCATCGTTCCCGGGAGTTGGGGAAATGTCGGGTCGGCCGCATTCTGAGCAACGCTTACCCACCTTTCCGCATTACCCATCATCTCATTTTCTCCGAGAAGGGAATTAATATATTCAGGTAAGCCTTCCAAGGGGTTCATGCCGCCCACGCTTCTTTGTGTGAGGTTCCTCTTCTGCGTTTTTGGTATCTATCATGCTCCCTTCTACGCTCAGGCCCAGCGAATGTCAAGACAAAAGCATCAGCCATGTCAGGGGAAGCGACACCCCTTTCCAACATTTCTCTCTTCCCTTCAATCTGTATTTTACCACTTGATGTGTACTTGTAGGTGACACATGTTAACTCTGCAGCTAAGTCTTCATCCTTCAAGGAGGTGTCTCTTTCTTCCAGCCATTCTCTTGCTCTCCACCATAATTCTGCCCTGAGATTTGCGAATTGGCCTCGTCCTGAAGGGGCTTCACCAACATTGACAGCGATAACGGGCAGACCAAGCTCGAGTAGTCTATCAGCGACCCCTGCTCCAAGCCCGATTGCGTCAACTGAGATGACTGACGGTCGCATGTCATAATCTGTTTCCTCCCATTCATGCATTGTCCAACCAGCTACCTCCATGGTATCCCGTTGGGCAATAGTCTTTACTTCCATAATCTGGTTACCCCAGCGTTTCACAAGGGCAGTTTTACATTTACCATACCTGGCAACATCAAGTCCCCAGACAGGCATTTTATTCAATAAGGGCTTGACATCACGGATAGCAGCAGACTCTACTAAAGACAGTGGTATCACGCAGTCTTCATCAGCCAATGGAAACTCGCCCAAGACCCTTACCCTGTATACGTTTGAGTCTTCACCGTACTTGAGTTTCATGTCCTCAACATACTGTGAGTCAACCTGGGAAGACTCCAGACAAGATACCTTCCTGGTCCTCCAGCGATGCTTCATCCTGTGATGCGAGTCATAGAAATATCCGGATGTCCTTGTCGGGTTGGATGTCATGACAACCTTTGCCCCGCTTGTCGATAATGATCCTTCCGATACCTCAAATATCAAGTCATCCACACCACTGGACTCATCAATAATGAATAGCATATTCTTGGAGTGCAGTCCTTGTAATGCCTCGGGTTGCTCCTTCCTTGCAGTCTTAAAGGTGCAGAATGAGTCAGTCTTGGCTTTTCCATCCTTGAGTAGCAGCTTACCTTCCTTTAAGTCAAATTCCTTCTTAAAGGCATTGGGCATACGTCTTAGCCAGTAGGTCAATTCAGCTATGAGCGCATCTTCTAATTGGTGTGATGTCGGAGCGGTAACCCCTACCTTGGTCGGATAGCGGGTAGTCATAAACCAAAGTATTATCCATGACAGCCATGTGGTCTTTCCAACCCCATGGCCTGAGCGTATAGATATCCTGTCTTCAACGGCCAAAGCGACTAACTCCTCTTCCTGCCATTTCTCCAGACCATTTGGGCATTCCTTTGTTTTTTGGGGTCGGAGTATTTCCTTTACGAAGTCGGCAGGATGGTTAGCATAATGCTCGAGTCTCTCTTTAGGGCTCGTCATCGACACTACTCAATATCTGTACCAGTGACAATTCCTTGACGTTTATGTCTCCCTCGATGGCTCGTAGCTTCGGTTGGACAAACTCCAGTAGCTTCACCCAGATATCTGCTCTCATCTTGTCTGATATCTTGGCTGTATGCCCACATGTCTTGCAGGCATCTTCAGCAGAGACAAGTTTCAGTATCTCCTCGCCAGGGTCGAGTCCCGCTCTTTCACAGGCCTCAATGACTCTATTGAATGCTCTGCCGGATATTGGCTTGGAGTGAGCTAAGGGCGGGTCTTTTCCTTGTTTGGCGGCAGCAAGGATTCTTCTAGTCCCTTCTTGAAGGCTTAGGGGGTTATGTTCCATGTGAAACGACACGTTTTGTATCCATCGCGGGAGTATAGTGGAAAATGAGGCTGCTACCTATTATATTCTCCCCAAATAGTTCGCATAAATTAGTCATTTAAAAGGAATGCTCTCCCAATAGCATTAAATGCTGCACAGTCCTGATATCCTGCCCAGGACGATGGGTTAGTCGTTTCCTTTTTTTCGTTATATTCTCTATTCTCATACTCCAGTTCTCCCTTCCTGACCTTGTGACCTCCGCTGTTGGAGCATTTGCGACTGCAATATCTGCGCTGCCTGCCAGTTAGTTCTTTTCCACATAAACAGTTATTCATTATTTTTCTACCTCCAAGTCATAATAAACAAAACCGCATTTCTTACAGAGTTGGTAATAACGCCCTTCGCCTGGTGGATAACCTGACCGCCGTATGTCATTGTCCAGCATTACGCCACAATTAAACTTCGCCCTCGGAATAGGAGTCGGGCATATTTTCGGGTGTGCTGATAGCGTTATTGGTATTGGTTTGTAGTTCCTGTCTTTCATTTTTTCTCTACCTCTATCAGGCTATTGCGCATTTACTACCAAGTTACACAAAAGGTTAATCCGGCAGCGAATAGCCAGTACAGACACATTCGCCAATTGCCCTGTACCAGATATGGGACAGAGGCGCAGACATCAAGCACTATCAATACTGTCGGGAATACTTTTTCCATTAATTATCTTGCACCTCAATTACCCAGCGTTTACGAACGCAGGATTGTAAAATAACACTCTCTCCACCTGAACCACCATCCTCCGTGAGAGAGTCGTGTACTACTATCCTTATGTCATCCTCATCTACCAAATACCCTATTGTCCTTGCCACTACTGACTTGGATTTTTTAGGGTCGTCTATCCACCCAGCATCTCCTGAATGGTCGTCCCATTCTATTTCTACTAGCGGATAGTCCTTGAATGTCACCCGTACCACTTGCCCTGATGGTATATCTTACCCCAATGCTTATGTTTCTTATCAATGACTAATGGGCAAAGGGAAGGTATAATAATATTCCCTGATACTTGGATATGCGCACAACCCGGTTGCCAATCGACAGAGTTATTTTCCATATAGGCAAAACACTCATCCCACAGGTCAGATAATGTGCCGGTCTTAACCCCATAACGTGTACCAGAATAGTCTGTCCATGGACGTATATTTAGCTTATGGTCATGAGCAGTAGCAATATTTTTCCCACCTCTTAGCACATCATTGTAGCTAGAGTGCATACCAGTATGCCAGCGATGTTTGACTATCAAGGTATCATTAAAGGTTGCACTTAGCCCTATCCGCCAGCCCTTCAGATGATGCTCTAATTTTGAGCCGGGAACATTTTGCAACTCAGGAATACAGTTCGATAGTTTGCCATCAAAGCGCATATCGTGATTGCCCAATAAAAATATCCTCTTTGACTTTGGGGATGCTTTTTTAATCTGGTCAAGGCAATTAGTACCGGACTCTAGTTCGTCAGCGATACTGGGTTGCTCCGCCCAGCCAATGCGATGGAACCTGCCAATAGAAGGGAAGTCATACCAGTCCCCGTTAACAACGACATACTTCGGTTTAGCATCTTCAACTAAATGCAGGAAGGCTTTAAAGGCTTGTGGCTCGTGTCCTGGCAGGTTGTGCTTATCAGAAGCTATTAGGATGTCGTAATCTCTGGTGAGGTGGGTGTCGATATTTTCAAAGGTGGGAAAGTTGCTTGCTTTCATTGACTGATGGGA